CGTTAACAAGTAGTTGTAACTTCAATGCGTCCACCGGTGAGACAGGGCTTTATATTAGCCCAATCCAGGGTGACGAGTGTCGTTTCGTAGATGGCTCCGTTGCCATAGCAGGCGGTGATCCGTTCAGAGTAGGGACTACGGGGGCTATTCAGTCATTCAGTAACCCAGGAGGTGGCCAGACTAATGTACAGTCTATAGGTCACGGTCGGTCAGTTAACGACCAGTTGGTTTTCACCGGAGGCAATGACTACAATAGTTCGCACTATGTGGACCAAGTTATTGATGCGGACAACTTCAGAATTTTAAAGAACTTCGTCACTGCTGATAATGTAAGTTCTGAGTGGCGCGAAGGTAGTTTGCTCGGTAACACCAAAGGGCTTATTATCTCTAATGTTGATGAGATCGCGAGTACGAGACCTTTCGGTGAATGTAAAGTAAACGGCGATATCTTCGTTACGACAGGCGGCGCAGGTCAACCTGGATCAATGAGTCAAGGTGGCGCGTACTCTATCAATTTAGATTCAGAGCTTTACGCCATAAAAGACAGCGGCGTTATTGTGTACACAGGATTTAGACCTAGAGTGTCTAGGGTAATTCTGGTCGGGACGTTTAAAGACGAGACAGGCGCAAACGCAGGCATAGAGCCAACTATATTTATTAATGGTTTAGAGAACACTAGCGCCAGAGGTGCAAGGTCTGAAGGCGGTACAGGACTTAATAATAATTCGTGTAACCTGGATATAGTTCTGAATCCGGGCGACTTCATATACGGCGGGGTCATCGATGTGAGTAAAAACGGAAACATTCGAGTCGGTTCAAACACTAAGTTACTGGTATTTTGATATGCAACGTATAGTTAATAAAAATGATGGTAGTTTGATATATGAGAAAGACGTCGAAACTATGAAAGAGTGCGTTGAGTCGGCTGTCTTTGATGGTGTGGTTCTCTTGAGTGCCCGGTTGTCGTATGAAAATCTAGTAGGCGCCGTTCTAACAACTGCGGATTTTAGTCACTGCGACTTTTTCCGAGGGAACTGTACAAGTTCGGACTTCTCAAATTCTAATTTGATCGAGGCGAACTTTAGCCAGTGTAACTTGTTTGGTGTGGATTTTTCGGGCGCGGAGTTAACTAATGCTGATCTAACTAGAGCAAACCTTCAAGGGGTAGTTTTGACGGAGTCACAAGTAGACAGCTTAGGGGTTCCTCTTTCAGATCATCAGTTATCGCAAGTCATGATAGTAGTTACGGATTAAGGGGCGGGATTTTATAGATGACGGCTAAAGTAACGGTTGAAAAACCTACAGTTATGGACGGGCTGCTTAATGTAGTGTCAAACTTAGGCGGCGCGACGGGTAAGCGCTCGCACAGTAAGTTTGTGAATACTAGATCTTTGTCCATTGGTTCAGTAGATCCCGAGCTCTTAGCTATGTATCAAACGGACTGGGCTTCTGGGAAGCTCGTGGACATCATACCTAATGATATGACCAGGGAGTGGAGGGATTTTACCTCTGTTGACCATGATACTAAGAAGATTTTAGAAGCTGAAGAGCAACGATTGGGCTTGCAGAAAGCTTATAATCAATGTCACAAGTGGGCGAGGCTCATGGGTACGGGCTTTATCGTGCTCGCTGTTGACGACGGGCTGCTCCCAGACCAACCACTAGACATAACTACGGTTAGGCCAGGGCAGTTTAAGCATATCAAAGTTTTAGATCGGACTCGGGTTACTACTGCCGGGGTTATTCCCGTCATGGATCCGTTAGATCCGAGGTACGGGATGCCCGAGTATTACCGGTTTTCGGACTCAAGCACTCGGATACACCACTCTCGATTGATACGTTTAGAGGGCGTAGAGCTTCCCTACGAAGCGTTTAGGAACAACAATTACTTTAGCATGTCGGTATTAGATCGGCTATATGAGAGCATCACAAACTTTAATACCGCTACAGACAGCGCCGCTGAGATGATCTATGAGGCCAACGTAAATATCCATAAGATTCAAGGCTTTAAAGGGTACCTCGAAAGCCCTGGCGGAGACGAGAAATTAATCAAGAGATTTACTTTGTCGAAGATGTTAAAGAGCTTTACTAACTGCGTAGTCGTGGATGAAAAAGACACAGTAGATTTACAGTCCAACTCATTCGCGGGACTCCCTGAGCTTATAGAGAAATATGGGCAAATCCTAGCGGCGGCGTCGGACATTCCTGGAACTCGGTTTATGGGTCGCAGCCCTGGGGGTTTAAGCTCCACGGGAGAGAGTGACTTAAGAAACTACGCGGATAACTTGAAAGCTCGGCAAGTTGTGGAGTATTCGCCAGGGCTGGACATAGTTGATCAGTTGATGGCTAAGAATATCGGGCTGCCCGAAGAGACTGATCTGGCATATGAGTTTAACCCTATATTTCAGCCTACGCAGAAAGAGACAGCGGATATTGAATTTGTTAATGCTCAGAGGGATGCAATTTATTTAGATCGTGGGGTAGTTGATGAGCCTGTGATAGCTAGAGAATTACAGCAAGAGGGTGTATACGTAAACCTCACAGACGAGCATATAGAAGACTTAGAGAGTATCGGGGACTTAGACGATGGCGATGATTTTGGCACCTTTGCAAACGCAGCTCAAGCCGGGGGAGACCCGGCCAAAATCAGGCCAGAAGACCCGGAAGGCTCCTAGAGTACATCCCCCAAAGAGCCCAGAGGTTAAGTATCGAAAGCAGTTGCTAGAGCTGGTAAAGAGAATGTCGGAGGCGGTAAACACTACCGTTGTGCCCGCCCTCCGATCTTTTGAGTCTGCGTATGTCAATGATGCGTACTCGAATGCATTAGAGGCGGCACTTGATGCGCTCAGGCTTAGATTTGACTCATTAACGAAGCAGTTCGGCAAAACTACGGCATCTAGCTTTGTTAGTGGGGTCGACTCCCAGAACAGCAAAAGATTCTATAAATCCATCGAGTCCGTTGTAGGCATAAATGTATCTAATATCATTGCCGACGAAGGCTTGACGGACATCCTAAACTCTTCAACTAGAGAAAATGTAAGCCTAATACGTTCGATCCCCGAGCAGTATTTCACGCAAATCGAGTCCTTGGTTTTTACCGGTACAAATCAAGGCATGGCAGCGGCGGCTATTGTTAAATTATTGAACGATACGAGTAGAAAAACAAGAAACCGCGCTAAACTTATATCAAGAGATCAGACGACCAAATTAAATTCGGCGATAACCCAGCAACGACAGCAGAACCTAGGTATCGAAGAATACGTGTGGGTGACGTCCAAAGACGATAGAGTTAGGCCAACGCATCGAGCCAATGACGGTAAAACTTTTAGGTGGGACGACCCGCCAAAAGCTACGGGACATCCGGGGCACGATATTAATTGTAGATGTATTGCGCAACCCGTGATAAAAATTTAGCCAGATAGGCACATAACGCTTGAAAATGCTTGCATTTTAAGCTATTCTGAGCGCATCAAATAGCTTAAAAGTTTCGATATGATATTAAACGACCGCATACCACTATCGAGTGATAGAACCTATACCGATGAAGGGTACTTAATCGTACCTGCCCGCATCGCTAGAACTGGGGTACAAGAATATTATGCTGGTGAAATGGGGCTTCAAGATAGGGAAGTTACTGACACAGTTAGAGTATATCGCCCAGCTTCTGAGGTCTTTTCTAGTGATTCTTTGGGTTCTTTTTCAAGCAAGCCTGTCACTGATAACCACCCTCCCGTTTTGTTGGATGCAAAAAATACTAAAACGTATGCCGTTGGCTTTTGTGAGCCTGACATAATTAAAGACGGGGATTACGTTAAAGCCGTGCTGCATATTACCGATAGTGCCGCGATAGAACGTGTAAAATCTGGTAAAGTAGAACTCTCGAACGGCTATACGTCTAAGATTGAATGGACTCCGGGGGTCACAAGCTCCGGGGAGGCCTACGATGCGATTCAAACAGACATTCGAGGTAATCATATTGCTATAGTAGACGCGGGGCGCTGTGGGGCGGCGTGTCGAATAGCTGACAGTAAACCAGAGGAAATAACAATGCAAACACTCACTCTAGAAGGTGTTGACTTTGAGGTCAATGATAAACAGCGTGAAGCTCTAGACAAGCTACAGTCTCAACTCGCAGACGCACAAAAAGAGGCGTCAAAGAAAGAAGCGGATGAGGAAAAGGCTAAGAAAGACGAGGAAGAGAAGGAAGAGAAGGAAGAGAAGGAAGAGAAGGAAGAA